GGAGGTGCTGACGACTTCCAAGCAGGAAGCGGCGACGGTTCTGGATTCGTTCCTACTGTTGTACCTGCTGCAATCGAAGCATTGCGAGCGCCTACTGTAGTCGAAGGACTCGGCACAACTGTAATTCGAAACGCTACTGGTAACTTGCAGTTTCCACGTGTAAGCAACAAAGCAGTTGGAACAGGTGAAACAGAAGTTTCAGCGGATGCAGCTTCTACCATGGAAATGGATGAATTGTCATTGACTCCACAACGTGTAGCAGCAAACACCAAGTACAGCAAGCAACTTGTATTGCAGGGCGGTGCAGAGGTTGATGCTTTGATTGCTAACGAGCTGGCGGCAGCCATGAACGCTTATGTAGACGACTATGCTTTTGATACTATCATGGCGTCAACTGACGTAGATGTTTACAACACTGCCGACGCTGCTTTGTCTGCAGTAGTTGCAAACGCAATGGAAGCCGCAGTGCTTGCAGCAGGTGGAAACCTCGGAGGCGCTTCATACGTTATGAGCCCACAGGCTTACTTGCTTTCAAAGTCTGTCGCACAGGTTTCGGGCGTGACTCCATTGTGGGAAAATGGTCAGTTTAATATGTACAACGCAGTTGCAACACCTTACTTGGTGAATGATACGCTTGACGCAACTGGAACAGGTGGCCGAATGATTTTCGGAAACTTTGCACAGGGCGGAATCTTGGCTTACTTCGGTGGCATCGATTTGCTTGTTGACCCNTACAGCGANGCAGGCACTGCACAAATTGCATTGCACGTCAATCGTTTCTTTGACTTCGATTTGCGACAGCCCGGCGCATTGAGCCGAGCGGTGAAGCTCTCCTAATTTGGTTAGGTTATAGTTTGGTGAAAGGGGGGCTTCGGCCCCTCTTTTTTTTGTCCGTATTTTAGCGACATGATGACCGTAGAAATAACAGGCACGCCCGACCTGAATAGCATTATTACCGTGGCACAGCTTAAGGAGCATTTGCGCGTGGATCACACGGACGAAGACACGTTAATCGAAGCCTATCGAGATGCAGCGATAGCGTGGGTTGAGGACTATTGTAATACGCGGCTGGTGATGTTACCGCCGTTGGTTACATAGACTTTTTTTACAACGTCCGTCTGCCCATTGGCCCGGTCAACTCCATCACCTCGGTGCAGTACACGGACACAGCGAACACCACGCAGACACTGGCCGCCGCTAAGTGGTGGGCTGATATTAAAACCAAAGCCGCGCGGATCACATTTGATAACGTGCCCGATCTGTATGACGACACTTTTAACGCGGTGCAGGTAAATATGAACGTCGGTTATTCGGAGGCCGATATACCAAAGCCTTTCATTACTGCCATTCGGTGGATGGTTGCACACCTATACGAACAGCGGCAGCCAGTTGTGGCCGGTACAATTGCGACCACCTTACCGCTTGGATTGTATGCTATCCTGAACCCTTACCGCGTTATTACTTCAGTATGAGAATCGGGCAAAGCGATAGACGTATAGAGGTGCAGAGCTACACCACCAGCGCCAACGCGTACGGCGAGCGCGTGCCGTCATGGTCTACCTTGGTAACGGTATGGGCTGAACTGATGAAGGCCGGCGAAGGTATGGCGGAAAAAATTACAGGCGATCAGGATATGCCGGTGCAACGGCTACGGTTTAAGATACGGAGCAGCACGGACACGCGGGCAATCAATCCAGCGGACCGAGTTATTTACAACAGCAACACGTACACCATTCAAGGCATTGAAGAAGTTGGACGCAATGACCAGCTTATTTTACTATGCGAAATAACCGGAACACATGGCACAGGGATCACTTGAGCAGAAAGGCGGGAAGGTTGGATTTGAAGGAATCGGCGCAGACATTAAGCCGCTGATGAAACAATTTGAGCAGCTGCGTAAACAGGTCAGCGATACAAACGTGCAAACCCGTATACATCGAAGCGTTGGCAACCTGTACAAAAAAGAAATGGTTGGCAACATAAAGGACGCGCGCGAGGTTATCCGCGTACGCAGAGGCGGCAAGGGTGGGCCGGATATTAAAGTGGGAACTTTGCGCCGATCCATAAAGGTGTGGAAAATTGACAAACGATTTAGTACTTTCTGGGTTGGGCCGCGTGTAGGTAGGCGCGCACCAAAAGACTCGGATGCATGGTTTGCAAATATCGTGGAAGGAGGCGACCAGAAATTTGGAGGCAACAAACAGAAGGGCGTATTTGAGCGATCGATAGCTAACACGCGAGCCGCCGCGTTTGAAGCTATGAAAAAGAAATATGATTTTCAGATCAGAAAGGCCGCAAGGGAGAAAGCAAAAAAGCAAAAGAAATGAATGCAGGAATAGCCGCGTACGTAATACTGACGCAAAACACAGACGTCACCGACATCGTTGGCGTCAACATATTTCCAGAAGTTGCAGAGCAGGAAACAGCCACGCCGTTTATTGTGTATCAACTTCTGAGCGTAGCGCCTGAGGATACGCACGACGGGCCGAGTAAGCTCGACGAAGTACGCTTTGAATTTCTGTGCTACGCCGATAGTTATGCGCTGGCCGCTGATCTTGGCAGCAAGGTACGCGGCGCACTGGATCGCGTTAGCGGCACATACAACGGGGTGAACGTGGAGAGCGTTCAATTCAATGACGTTGACATAGACACAATCGACGCACCGCGCCGCTTCGCGCAAGTGCTTACGTTTACTTTTCGAATTAAGCGCGATAACGTAGAGATTGCACAGGGCACACCGGTTACAGGTGCAAAGCTCGGCGATCTATACGACGTTGATACCACAGGTGTAACCGATGGGCAAGTAATTGCATACGATGCAGCAGCGCAGGAATGGCAACCAGCAGACGACGCGGGCGGNGTTACTGAGTTGGGGCAATTGACAGATGTGCAATTTGGTCAGGGCGGCCCTGAAACGGGCGAGCTATTGAAGTACGACGGCAGCGAATGGACAAACGACAGCATCGTAAAGAGTGAGGTGGGATTGGGGAACGTTGACAATACGAGCGACGCAAACAAGCCAGTCAGTACAGCCACGCAAACCGAACTAAACGCCAAGGCCAACAGCGCAGACTTCAGCAACGTAGACAATACAAGCGACGCGGATAAACCAGTCAGCACGGCAACACAAACGGCGTTGAATGCAAAGGCCGATACTAGCGCCGTGCCTACGGATTTAAACGACTTAAGCGACGTTACAATAGTCGGCACACCGGCAGGTAATCAGGCGCTTATATACGACGCGACAGCGGGCGCATTCAAATCGCAGGTGAGTTATACCAACCGTTTCGAAGATGAGGTTGAGAATGGGAAACAAATGCCCACGATATTTGCAGAACGCGCCTATAGCGTCAAGGCCGAAGGTGACGGGGTTTTTATNGACCCTGAAAGCGACACGCCAGCAGCGGGCNAAGTAATCGTGCGGAAGATTTACCACAAAACGGGATTCATTACAGACGCGGACGTAATCGGCGACTACACTTTAATCCACACCTTTGCGAACGATACAGCGTACGCGGATACCGTGGCGACCTTTGAAGGCTTTGAAGATGGCGCAACGTATGGCGTGCCACCGTTCACGTTGCTGCAAACATGGGAGGAAATTAGTAGCGTTCAATACTTGCTTGACAAATCTTATGGAAGCGGAGCAGCGGCGGCATACTCAACGCGTCAACTTCGATTCGCTCAAACCGACTGCATGGTAATTCGCAGGGCATCGGATAGCACGACTACAACGATAGGCTTCGACGGTTCAGGCAACATCGACGAGGCGGCTATCACGACTTTCTGCACGGGGACAACGTGCACGGTGAGCGAATGGAAAGACCAATCTGGAAACGGAAACGATGCGACCCAAAGCACACCCGCAAATCAACCGACGATATACACGGGTGGGGCGTTGGTGAAGGAGGACGGACGGGCGGCCTTTTCTATGGACGGAAATGACTTTTTCAGAATAACGCAGACAATAACAGGGGCAACTACCGTATTTATAACAGCTCAACAAAACACGCAGTTCGATTATGTTTTGGACGGAACACCAAGCAGCGGCGCACGTATTGCAATGGGTCAAGACATTCTTGGTACCGCTCAAGTTGCAATGTACGGAACAGCGGGATTGAACATCGGTAAAAGCGTGTTAGGTGAGAAGATGTTGTTTTATGGATTGTATAACGCAACATCATCTAAAGGCGGAATTAATGGCGTTACGGAAGTAACAGGAAGCACAGGGTCAGCGGTATCAATTACAGATTTGACAATCGGTTCGCGTTATAACGCTGCAAACATTATGGACGGCACCTACCAAGAAGCCGTCATATACAACTCTGACAAATCTAGCGTCCGCACCGACATCGAAGAAAACATTGGCGACTACTTCACCCAAAACACGCCACTACTCGACACGTATTCAGGAGCGGCGGCTTGCTATTCTTTGCGATTGATGCGCACCGCCTACACGGGGTCAGCTATCCGCGTGCGACGGGCAAGCGACAACGCCGAGCAGGATATCGGATTCAACGTATTCTCAGAGCTCGACACGGTTTCGCTTTTGGCCTTCGCAGGTACGGGCGATGCGTTCGTAAAGACTTGGTATGACCAAAGCGGAAACAGCAACGACGCGACGCAGACGACCACAAGCGCACAGCCTCAAATCGTTTCCAGC